CTACTGATTATGATGAAATGATCACATTAATGTCTAATCAGGATGATTACAGATTTAATGTAATTTCAGTTCCTGGTTTAACATTACAAGACAATACAGCTCAAACAACAGCTTTAGTAAATGTAGTTCAATCTAGAGGTGATGCTATTGCGGTACTTGACCCTAGCCCATATGATGCAAAAATTACACAAGTAATCACAGATGCTTCAGCTGTAAATAGTTCATATGCAGCTGCTTATTGGCCATGGTTACAAACAATTGATCCAGGTACTGGTCAGTTAGTATGGGTACCAGCTTCAACTATGATCCCAGCTGTATACGCGTTTACTGACAGTGTATCTGAACCATGGTTTGCACCTGCTGGAATTAACCGTGGTGGATTAGATACTGTAGTAAGAGCCGAAAGAAAACTAAGCCAAACTAACCGTAATGATCTATACACAGGTAATATAAACCCAATTGCAACCTTCCCCGGTACTGGAGTTGTAGTATATGGTCAGAAAACATTACAGAAAAAAGCATCTGCACTTGATCGTGTAAATGTACGTAGATTGTTAATCGCACTTAAGTCTTACATCTCTCAAGTAGCAAACAACTTGGTGTTTGAACAAAACACAATTGCTACAAGAAACCAATTCTTAAGCCAAGTTAACCCATACTTAGAATCAGTTCAACAACGTCAAGGTTTATATGCATTTAGAGTAATTATGGATGATTCCAATAACACTCCAGATGTAATTGATAGAAACCAGTTAATCGGTCAGATCTATCTACAACCAACTAAGACTGCTGAATTCATTTACTTAGACTTCAACATCTTACCAACTGGAGCAACCTTCCCAGGTTAAAAGTTGTAATTGATAATATTTATAATAAAATAAATAATATAGCAAAATGGCAGTATTAGACCCAAACGAAATATTTTTCACAGCGTTTGAACCAAAACAGGCGAACCGCTTTATCATGTACATTGATGGTATTCCATCATACACAATTAAAGCAATCGGTGCTGTAACTTTAACTCAAGGAACTGTACCTTTGAACCACATTAACGTTCAACGTTTTGTGAAAGGTAAAACAGTTTGGAACCCAATCCAGTTCACATTATTTGATCCTATCACACCTTCAGGTGCTCAGGCAGTAATGGAATGGGTACGTTTACATCACGAATCAGTAACTGGTAGAGATGGTTACTCAGACTTCTACAAGAAAGACTTAACTTTTGATGTATTAGGACCTGTAGGTGATATTGTTTCTGAATGGGTTATCAAAGGTGCTTTAATTACTGATGCTAACTTTGGTGATTATTCATGGGATACTGTTGATACAGCTATTAACATTACAATGACTGTTCAACCAGACTATTGTGTATTGAACTTCTAATAGAAATTCAAATAAATTTAAATTTGAGCTTGGCTTTGCCAAGCTCTTTTTTTATATTATATGTATAATAGACAAACTAGTTTTATTAAATAAAAATTTATGAACGAAACAAAATTCCCTACAGAAATTGTAGAATTACCTTCAAAAGGTCTTGTTTACCCAGCAGATCATCCTCTACACAGTGGTAAAGTAGAAATGAAATACATGACTGCTAAAGAAGAAGATATTCTTACCAACCAAAACTATATTCAAAAAGGTATTGTTCTAGATAAGCTTTTAGAAGCTTTAACTATGAATAAATTCAGCCTTAAAGATATGATTACAGGTGATAAAAACTCCTTAATTGTAGCGTCACGTATCTTAGGTTATGGTAAAGATTATACATTTACTTATGATGGTAAAGAATATAATGTAGATCTTACAACTCTTGATAATAAACCTTTTGATACTTCTTTACTAACTTCAAAGGGCACATTCAAATTTATTCTCCCAGTTTCTAAAACTGAAGTAGAATTTAAACTTTTAACAGCTAAAGATGAGGAATTAATTGATCAAGAAATTCAAGGTCTTAAAAAACTTAACAAAGAATTATCTTCAGAAATTACTACTCGTTTAAAATATCAATTAACAACTGTTGATGGTTCTCAAGATAGAAATGTTATTAAAGAATTTGTAGAATTTAATTTATTAGCAGCTGATTCAAGAGCGTTAAGACTCTACATTAAAGAAGTAGCTCCTGATGTTAATTTAAGTTTTACTACAGATGGCGGTGAGGAGGTCGCTATCCCAATTAATCTTAACTTTTTTTGGCCTGACCTCTGAGATAGTTCCTCAAGTTCGTATGGGTTTATTTAATCAAATTCATGAAATAATATTTCATGGTCAAGGTGGTTATGACTATGAAACAGTCTATAACATGCCTATTTGGTTAAGAAAATTTACTTATACTAAAATAACTGAATGGTATAATAAAACCAATCCAAATAAAAATGAAAATAGTTGGCTCTCAGGTGAAGCTAAAGAAAATGCAGCTAAAAATAAAAAAGTAAAACCTCCTACTTATGTTACGAAGGCATCCAAAAAGTGATGCCTTCTAATATTTATAACAAAATATCCTTATGGCTATAGAAGACGAATTATCTAGGGCAGAGAAAGCTTTAAAAGACAGACTCATTAACGCTGGAAAAGTAGCGAAGGATATTACTAACAAAGCTTTTAAAGAATTAGTTGCTTCTATAAAGGAATATAGTGAATCTCTTGATAAGATAACTAGTAAATTAGAAGAACAATTAGATCTCTATTCTGAAATAAAAGCCCAAACTATAGGATTTGGGCAAGCTTTACAAAAACAATTACCTTATGTAGAAAAAAATAAAGATTTATCTCAAAGATTAATTGGAATCTATAAAGAAGAAAATAAATTATTAGATAAATTAGTCAGATACCAAGAAGATCTTATTACAGGTGAATTAGATTATAGTCAAGCTGCTAAAGCTGTAGCTGATACTAAAAATTTACAATTTGCTATTGATCAAAGACTTCGTGATATAGGTGATGAGATAAATAAAGTTACTGGAGAAATAAAAACAGCTAATGAAGAAGATAAAGATGCTTTAGAAGCTAAATTATTAGCTTTACAAGAAATTAATGATGCTTTAAAAGGTACAAAAACTGCCACTAGTGATATAGCCAAGAATTTCCAAGAAATGGCTAATCAATCCCAAGAAGTAGAAGCTTTAACAGGTACTATATTTTCAGGATTACAAAAAACTAGTATAGGTAAATTAATAGATTTTGGTTCTGTAACTAAAGCTATGAAAGCTACTAAAGCAGGTGGTGCTAGTACTTTTGCTACTTTAAGTACAGGAGCTAAAGCATTTGGTGCTTCTTTAAAAGCAGCTTTGGGACCTATTGGTTTAATATTAATAGCCGCCGAAGCTATAAAAAAAGCATTTAACTTTGTTAAAGATGCTATGTTTGGTGCAGACAAACAAGCTGTTTCTTTACAAAGAAACCTCCAATTAAACAATGAAGAAGCTAATCAATTAAGAAATTATTTTATTGATAACAAAAATCTCCTTGAAACCCAATATAAGTTAACAGGAGATTTAATTGATGCTCAACTTCAACTTTCTGAAATGAGTTCTTTAGCTAATCTTTATTCATTAGATGCTATAGATGCCCAAATCCAATTAACTAAAGAATACAAACTCTCAACTGATGAAGCTACTAAATTAAATGAAATTTTTATTAGTAATGGTGAATCATCAACAGAACAATTAAAAGTTGCGGCCCAAGTTAGTGATGAATTTCAAAACCAAACTGGTCTCCAAATTAGACAGCGTGACCTTCTCCAACAGGCTTCAAAGGTAAGTGGTTTCATGTTGGCAACTTTTAAAGGAAGTAGTAAAGCATTATTTGAGGCTGTAGCTAAAGCTAACCAATTAGGTGTTGAATTAAGTAAAACTGAAGGGATAGCTGCAAATTTACTTGATTTTGAGCAATCAATTGAAGCTGAATTAACAGCTGAAATGCTTACAGGTAAGGAAATTAATCTTGATAGAGCTAGATTATTAGCTATAAATAATGATTTTGCTGGTGCTACTGAAGAAGTTCTTAAAAACTTTAAAGGTATTGAAGAAATTCAAAACATGAACTATATTGTAGCAGATCAAATTCAAAAAGTAACAGGTTTAACTAAAGATGACTTAGCAAATGCTTACAGAATACAAAAATTACAAGGTACTGAAGCAGGTAAACAATATGAAAGACTAAAAGAAGCTGGTCTTGAAAGCCAAGCCCAAGCCATTCTCAGAGGTGAACTTAATGATAAACAAATAGAACAAGCTAGTAAAGCTCTTGACGCCCAAGAAAGATTCAATATCCAGCTAGAAAGAGCTAAAGAAATATTTAGTGATTTAGTTGAAGGTGGAGTTTTACAAGGATTAGCCGATGCTCTAGAAGCATTATTAAATAGTTCACTTATAGCTCCTTATAGAGAACAAGGTGAAGCTAGAAGAATATTTAGAGAATTAGAAGCTAAACAAAAAGAAGGTGCAAATGTAAATTTCAGTGCTGCCGAATCTGCCTCTGATCAAGTTACTGCTAGTGATTATGGTGTCGGTATTGGGGGTTCTATATTAGCAGGTGCAGGTGTAGGTGCTGGAATTGGAGCTTTTGGCGCTGGAATTGGGGCCATACCTGGAGCTATTATTGGAGGTCTTTATGGAGGTTTAAGTAGTGCTTTAGGAATTAGTATGGTTGATCGTTATAAAGAAGATCAATTAGAACAAGCCCGTCTTGAAGCATCTAAAGTAGGAATTAAAGGATATGGAAATGAAGCTATGTCTAATAATAATTCTGCTAATCCTCAAAATCAACAAATTATTATACAAAATAATATAACTATGGATAGTGAAACTGTAGCTTCTAATATGAATAGAGTATATATGCCTAGATAATAACATATTTATAACAAAACCTTAAATTAATTAAAATGGGACTATTAGACAAATTGCTAGATCCAAATGCTGTAGGTGGTACTTCACTTACCGCTTATCATGGAACTACACCTCAAATCAATCCATTAGCTACTAAGCAATCCAAATTACATGCTTTTGGAAACGAAGCAGGATATTCAGTAAATGGTAATTTTGCTAACACTGTAAGTGTTAATTTTACCGCATATAATGATGGGTACAATAATGCTTTACCACAACCATCACAGTTAGATCTTAACGGAAAAACTCCATCTAAGTATTTAGATAATCCTCCTGGGTAATGCCATTACTACAAATACTTACTGACCCGCAAAACTTTAGGTTTTATGCTGGTGGTAGAGGCCATGTCTCTAACGCCGGATCTTTTGGTCAGAAAAGTATACCATATGGTGATGACACTAAAGGGGGAGGTTCAAGTAATCAACCTTATATTAAATCTCCAATCCCTGATGCTTTAACAGCTAATCCATCAGATTATATTTTAAGAGGAGGCTTACTTAATAACACCCAAACCTCAGCTCAAGATGTTAGTAGACTAACTCAAATGTTTACTGACACTAAGTCTACTAATGGTTTATTTTTTACCTTAAAGCAGCAACAACTTTCAGCTTCCGCTGTTAGAACTCAAGCTAGTCCAGTATTTGGATTAAATGGACAACTTTATAGTCCATTAAACACATTAGCTCAAGCTGGTGTTGTATCTCAAGGTACCCATTTAAATAAGCAAGGTATAAACCCATTTGCTGAGACTGGTGCTTACGCTAATGGTAATAGAAATTTATATGGAGTTGTAGTTACTAACGAACAAGAAGCTGAAGATAATCGTCTATGGCAGTTAATGAATGGTAGATTAGTAGGTAATAACGCTCAAGGTCCCGATAGTGCTTATGTAATGCGTTATAATGGTGGTCCAGGTTCATTTAGAGGTATAGGCCAAACTACAATTAGATTTGGTAAAGATTCTCAAACTCCTTTAACTTTATTCCCTGGGTCATTCAATTTTACCTCTAATATAAGGTCAATAGGTCAAAATGATTGGACATTTAGTGCTAACTTAATTAAATCTGTTTCAACTAATACAGCTATAGCTGATCCAAAAGTTCCTATAACTAATAAAAATCAAATCCAATCTCCAAAATTACAGGATTTTAGAAAAATTTTAAGAGCTAATTTACAAGGTAAAAATCAACAAACTGCTACAAATAGTGGTGCCACTCCTAATACTCCTGACTATCAAACTAAAGGATATACTCAAAATTTTAATTTTACTGACCCAGGACAAAGATCAGGTAAATCATACGCTAATTATTCTAGTGGAGTATTACTTACTGATGGGTCTGGAAATCCAACAAAAAACCTAGCAGGAGCTGTAGATAAAATAAATGCTTTACCTATCTATAGAAGTGAAGCAATGGATAATACTGAACTTACGAATGATTTTGTAAAGTTTGTAATTGCTCCTATAGATAATAACGACCCTGCATTTAGTACATTTATGCATTTTAGAGCATTATTAGATTCATTTAGTGATTCATATAATGCTAGTTG